TTGCTCCACCACGTAAAGCGCCGATTCTTTTTCTAAACCAATCTCTCGATTCTTGTGTCCGAGGGTTAATACCTGCTCTAAACGCTTCGATCTCAAGATTCTGAAATATACTTGCCATTGTAGTATTTATAATGATTTTTTAATTTTTTTCATCTTCGGAAGACTCTTCATTTTAGACTGCTTTGGCATTATACCCATACTCTGTAATGTCTTTTCTGTCCAAATCTGAAACTCCCAGTTTCTGTCATCCGCAAAGTTTTTAGCCGCCTTCCACTTATTCATATTTTTAACATATGTCATACCTTCATTAATATATCTTTTTGTTTTTCTTCCCGGAAACTTTGGTGGGACCGTTTGACTATCTGGTTTAATTTCCACAATAATAGTCTTACCATCTTTAAATGTTATCTTTAGATCAACAAAGTAACGATGATATTTTTTATCTACCTCATAGAAGTATGGCACTACAACTTCTTCAGAAGCCCAAGTTTTTATTGAGGGGTTGTTATCACACCACTTGAAGCAGTGTCTTTCCCACATTGATCTATATATTATATTGTCTGGATCACCACGATATTTGGACCTATGTTTTACTTTATATTTTCCTTGGTATGTTTTCATAATACTTTCATTTTAATTATATAAATAAGAATAAGATAATTCTATTTATTAGGAATAATTTGGATGGTTAATAACGCACGTGGAACATATATGTTCCCTATTGAAAATAGAGATAAGTATAAGGCATATATTAAATTTACGCCGATTATTAAAAACGGGCCTACTTATCATAATAGAGTAAATATAGCTCAGACAGAAGCGCAATCTTCTAGCGATTTAAATAGTAGTTCTCCTTCTATAGCCAGAGAAGGTGCTATAGAAAGAACCGCTAAGAATTTTTTAGAAAATGCGTGGTCTCAATTCGGAAACTCAGCAATTTCTGCTAGCACCAAAAGGAGAGGTGATGAGTCTGTTTTTTTATATATGCCTACACCAATTACTATTCAGGATGGAGTTAGTATAGAACCAGCAAGTCTTGGTATTCTAGGAGAGGGTGCTTCAAGATCAATGGATGCAGGCAGCGGTATTGGTGCAGCAGTAGGTGCGGCTCTCCAAGATGGTATGGGAAGTTTAATTGAAACACTAAAAGGGAACCTTACCGGCGATGCTGCATCTCTTGGTGCTAGTAGATTGGCTGCTGGATTACCAGGACCTGGGGCTGATGCGGTTAGAGGGTCTTTAAGAGTAACTCCTAATCCAAATACTAGAATGATGTTTAGATCCGTAAATATACGAGAGTTTTCCTTTGACTTTAAGATGGTCCCAACAAGTGAAAGAGAACAGCATGAAATTAAGAATATTGTTACATTTTTTAGATCAAATCTCTATCCTGATGTTATTAAACTAGAGGGCACTGGTGGTAATAGTATAGATGCTGGTTATAAGTTTCCTAATTTATTTGAAATTAAACTAATGTATGGTGGAAAAGATTTATCTAAAGATAATCCTAATTTAAGTTTTAAGCATATGTATCTTAAAGCGTTTACTGCATCATATAATTCCACTGGTGGATTTTACAAAGATGGAGAATTTAATGAAGTTTCAATACAAGTATCATTTGCTGAAGAATTTACTTTAAATAGATCAGATGCCAGAGCTGGTAATTCTCATAAAACTAGTAAAAGTGCTGATGAGGCCATAGCTCAACATTATGAACGAAATGGTACTATAGCACAAGCTAATGATGGAGTAACTTAAATATGACATTTTTTGCCGGATTTCCAGAAATTATATACAAATATGGTAATGAAAAAGAATTTAATCTTGCTCAAAATCTTTCCGTATACGTTGATATAATTGATAGATTTAAAGATAATTCATCAATGTACACTTTTTATAATTTATATGATGGAGAAAGACCAGATCAAGTTTCTCAAATGTTATACGGTACTACAGATTATTATTGGACATTCTTTTTACTTAATGATAATTTAAAGACAAAAGGTTGGCCACTATCAAGTAAAAGTTTAGAACAATATGTTAAAAATAAATATAACAACACTACTCTTACAACTCGTAACTATTTTTATGATAAATTTAAAGTGGGTGATTCTATTACGGGGCAAAACTCTACTGCAGTCGGTAAAGTGCTATCAACTAATTCAAATTTAGGAACTATCACAGTTCAATCAACACCAACTTTTACCCCAGGCGAAACTATACAATTAGTTGGAGACCCAAGTAAAACTGTTACATTACACTCAACTAGTGCAGAATATAATGCTGCAAGATATTATAAATCTGGTAATGATATTGTTGATATAGATCCTACAGTGGGCCCTGGTGCATCTCTAGTTGAAGTAACAAATCTTGAATATTATCAAGAACAAAATAATAAAAATTATACTATAAAAATATTTAAACCAGAAACAGTTTCTAGTGTCTTTGCCGCATATAAGAGTGCTCTCCGAGAGAATATCTAATGGTCGAACAATCAAATCAAGAGATTAATGCTGAATTTCTTATTAGAAAAATTATAATTGAAAAGCAGTCTTTAAAAACAGAATTTAATATAACTTCTGTTATTAATGAGGTTAACATATATGAACATGTTGATAAGCCATATTTAACTGGACAAATTGTATTTGCTGATACAAATAGGATTTTAGAAACAGCAGAAATTAGTGGAACAGAATTGGTAACAATTGAAATATCAAGTACGCTAGATGATTCTGAATTTACTATTATAAAAAAATTTATTATAACGGAAATAGTAAAAAGCATAAAATCAAATGATAATACTGAGCTTGCAGGTATTTCTTTGATAGAGGATATAGGATATTACTCAAGGTTGATGCGTGTTCAAAAACCTTATAGTGGTATACCAAGCTCTATTATTAATAATATATTAGGTGAATATCTAGGAAGATCAGTTGCTCAGATTGGCGGAAGTGAGCACACTGATGGTAATATGAAAGTATTAATTCCAAATATGGAACCAATTCAGGCAGCTAATTGGATAAAAGACCGAGCATCTTCGGCATCTGGTCTCCCATATTTTTTATTCTCCACAATATGTGATGATCAATTAAGATTTTTAGATTTAGAAAAAATATTAAATCTAACACCACTTAATCAGAGCACATACGATTATACTTTTTCGCAAGCAATCGGTTCAGGGTTTGAGACTCAAGATCCCAGACAATTCTATGCAATAAGAAATTTTAAATATACGAATATTGAAGATCAATTAATGATGGCAAGAAAAGGTTTTACTGGATCAACTTATAATTTTATTGATACAATAAAAAATAAATCTTACACTTCAAGAATTAATGCTCAAGAAATATTTAGCGGTATTCCATATCCGCCTAGACAAAATCTTCCGATTTATGATGGAATAACAGCATTTCCTGGTGGTGCTATGCATAATTATGACACAAGTGAAATTAGTCAGATGGCACCATCAAAAACTTTTGAGGACGGTTCTTTTAATTATTATGAAGCCTCCGGAACGTCATCACATATGTTTAAAGCAAAGTCAAAATCTCTTAGACATTTCTTACATAAATCTTCAATAGATATATTTGTTCCAGGAAAGAATTTTTTATATAGAGGTGTTAATAAATCTATAGGTAATTTAATTAATATATCATTTAATTCTAATATAGCAGATACTTCAAATTCTAGTTCAGATAATAATTTAGATAAGAAAAAAAGTGGAGCGTATATGATATATGCTACAAGACATGTATTTCAAGAAAACATTTATAATGCTGTAATCTCTTGTGCTAAATTAGGATATAAACCTAGATCAGCTGGAGGGGTTACGTGAGAAATAATAGTTTAAAAACTTTACAGGGTGATTATTATGGTGACTACTTTAGATGGTTTATAGGCATAGTTGTCAATAATAAAGATCCTCTTAAACTTGGTAGAGTAAAAGTACGAATAAGAGGTATTCATTCTCCTAGCGTTGCACAAACTTCAACGAATGATCTACCTTGGGCGCAAGTTGTAGTTCCATCAACTGAAGGAGGTATATCAGGAATAGGAAAAATGCCTCAGCTTCAACAAGGCTCTCAAGTAATTGGTTTTTTTATAGATGGTCCTAGTTCTCAGCTACCAATGGTTATGGGATCTGTACACCACTTTGAAAGAAAGAAAAATGCTACGGGTAATAATAAAGAAGAAACTCCTTTAGATGGAGAAGAACCTAGTGATGTTCAAGATGGTGAGGGCAATGATGGTCGTAAGATTGATTCTCAAGACTTACCTGGTGGATCAAATGGTGAAAAAATATTTAATTATTTAAAGAAACAAGGATTGA